AAGTACAGTGAAATTGGTGTTGATGTGACGAGTAACTCTACCACTGTAGTGGACATAACCGATTCAGCGTTTGACTCTATAGAGGGTAAAGCACTGACAGGGGTGGCTATAGAAAAAATCTACTTACTCCCGGCAATAGGTGTTGGTGCTACAGCTCAAATAGCTGGCCATATTGAGTGGGCGACTTCTGATTCTGCTGCAGAAGTGCCTATTACTAACGTTACTTCAGAATACAGAAACACTGCGGGTAGTACGTTTGATTTTAGTGCATGGGGGGGTCTAACCAAAGAAGGTGCTACTGCTAACGGCAACATAAAGTTAGATGTAACCGGTATAGGTGGCAGTGAAGGGTACGCTTTTGTACTTGAGATGCGGAAGATATTTTAGTGCGTAACTACTACAAAAAAGGCGGTAAGGTTAAAAAAGGTTCTATGAAAGGCCACACCATAAGCGGCGGGCAAAAACGCCCTACCAAATCTGGTGCTGGTATGACCGCCAAAGGTGTAGCTAAGTATCGTCGGGATAATCCCGGTAGCAAATTACAAACGGCAGTAACTGAGAAGAAACCGACAGGGAAACGAGCATCACGCAGGAAATCATACTGCGCACGCTCCGCAGGACAAATGAAAAAGTTCCCTAAAGCGGCTAAAGATCCAAATTCAAGGTTACGGCAAGCGAGAAGAAGATGGAGATGTTAAATGGCGTTTTTACAATCAAACGTGCCCTATTTCAAAGCATGGGTACGGCGGGAGTATACGAAGAATCTTGAGGAGTATCACGGCGAATTTTTGCATTGCATGGTAGTACAAGTTACCTCAATGCCAAGCAGAAGTTTAAGTTTTCAGGTTATATTTACAGGTTGTGAATCTGACCATGATGAAGACGAAATGAATGTTCACGGTGGCGCAATGTGGGCACGCTTGCCGATTACGGCGTTAGTAGCGGATACACCGCTAGAAGCATGGCCAGAGCCGCTACCTCCACATGTAGCACAACCATGGGACTGCATGTCACATGAGCACACAGTACACGTAATAGGCAGAGCTACTCCAGCCCCTTGGATAGCTAAAGTAGATGGAGAGTTCTACCCTGCTAAATACTATTTTACCGTAGACTATACTGACAGTGAGATAGCGGATGACCCAGCGCAACACAAGCAGTCGCACGTTTTGGAGTTGTTAGATGGGCCATACAAAGGAAATATGGTGGCGCTACCAAACAATCGTGTTAGAGTTACACATCCAGCATGGTTTGAAACAGGACAAGGTGCGCCAGACTTTAAACCGAACCAGCATATCTACCACTCAAAACAAGACGTAGAGTATGTTTGGGACACACAACGAGTGTTTAACAATCTCTACGCAGAGGATACAGACGATGGCTAAGAAAAAATTTCCTGACTTAACCGGCGACGGTAAAGTAACACAGGCTGACATTTTAAAAGGTAAAGGTGTAAAAAAGAAAAAAGCTGGCGGTATGGCTAAAAAAGGCTATAGGAAAGGTGGCATGGCTAAGAAAGGCTATATGAAAGGTGGTATGACTAAAAAAGGCTATATGGCTGGTGGTATGGCTGGTGGTGCTGCACCTATGGCTGCGGCAGGTGCCCCCGCTATGCCGATGTCTGAAGAAGAGAAAAAACGCAAGATGATGGAAGCCATGAAAGCCAAAGCTGGTGGTATGGGTGGCGGTGCCCCCGCGCCCAAGATGAAGGCAGGCGGTATGACCAAGAAAGGTTACGCTAAAGGCGGCGCTACAAAGAAAAAAGGTTATGCCAAAGGTGGTAAAGTTCGCGGTGCGGGCATTGCTAAACGGGGCGTACGTAAGTGTAAGATGCGCTAATCATGCCTATGCGTCGGTACTACAAATCTGGCGGTAAAATATGCGCGAAAGGTAAATCGTGGGCGAAACGTACCTTCGATACTTACCCTAGCGCATACGCTAATATGGCTGCATCTAAATACTGCAAAGACCCGAATTACGCTAAGGGGTCTAAAGGCAAGAAGAAGTAATGGGTGATCTAAAGAAATGGCGTGACCAAGACTGGGTTCGCATCGGCACTGACGGTAAAGTTAAAGGTAAGTGCGGTACATCTAAGGACAAGAAAAACCCGGATCGGTGTCTACCACGAAGCAAAGCTAACTCTTTAAGTAAGGGCCAGCGAGCTGCTACCGCAAAGAAGAAAAAGCGGGAAGGCGCTAAAGGTAAAACAGTTGTAAAAAATACGAAGCCCGCTACCGTTAAGCTACGCACTGGGGGGTTGGCTAGACGAAAACGGCGTACATGTACTTGTGGAAAATAAATTATGGCTACTTCAGGAACTACACTATTTGACTTAGATTTTACTGAAGTTGCTGAAGAGGCGTGGGAACGCGCCGGTCGTGAGATGCGCACGGGGTATGATTTAAGGACAGCGCGTCGGTCAATGAACTTGTTGACTATTGAATGGCAGAACCGTGGTATTAATCTGTGGACAATAGATGAGGGGTATATCCCCTTAGTAAAAGGCCAAGCAGATTACGAACTACCGGCTGATACAGTAGATATTTGTGAGCACAATCTGCGCGTAAGTTCAGGTGATACCGCCCTCCAAGCAGATATTAATCTAAACCGTATAAGCGTTAGTACCTACGCAGCTATCCCAAACAAACTGATACAGGGCAGACCCCTACAGTTGTGGGTACACAGACTAGGTGCTGCGGGGACGTACCGGTCGGGACAAAGCTCCGGCACCACTACAACGTTCACTCAAAACTCTCCCTTTGTTACCGTGTGGCCTGTGCCAGACGAGTCTAGTAAATATCAACTCTACTACTATCGTATGCGGCGTATACAAGACGCTGGGCAAGGTATAGAGGACGGTGATATGCCGTTCCGGTTCTTACCTTGTGCGGTGGCGGGGCTTGCGTACCATATAGCTATGAAGGTGCCAGAGCTAGCGCCAAGAATAGAGATGTTGAAAGTAGCGTACGAAGAGCAGTTTACTTTAGCTGCACAGGAAGACAGAGAGAAGACAGCCGCTAGGTTCGTGCCAAGTATAGGGCGCTGCTAATGGCTAGGAAGTTCGCATCCGCCAAGATAGCGATTGCCGTGTGTGATCGTTGTGGGTTTCAGTATAAATTAAAAAAACTGAAGCCCGAAGTCATACGCCACAAAGAAACAAACCTCAAAGTTTGCCCTGATTGTTTTGACCTCGATCACCCACAGAATAATCTAGGAGACGTTAGGGTAGAAGACCCACAAGCTCTACGTAACCCACGACCGGATACAAGTTTCTCGTTCGCTGGTAGTGCGACTAGCAGTAGAGCTGTCTACTGGGGGTGGAGTCCTGTAGGTGGCGAGGGAGGAGAAGACACAAATAATCCGTTAGTAGGCGATACCAAAATAGGTGAGGTCACGATAACAACATGAGCATGACGTACACACAGCTAAAGGACAACATAGCGGACATTACTGAAAATACATTTACCGACGACCAGTACAAACTGTTTACTCAGGTAGCGGAAGAGAACATATTACAGGCAGTAAAAATACCCGCCTTGCGTAAAACAGATACCTCGTTGGCGCTTACCAGTGGTACGACCACTCGTACATTACCATCTGACTACTTATACACGCATAGTGTAGCGGTAAAGACGTCGGCCAATAAGGTTAAGTATCTAATACCCAAAGAAAACAACTTTTTATTCGAGGCGTACCCTGATGACACAGTAACTGGGGAGCCTAAGTATTACGCGCAATTTGCTGCAGATACTATAGTGGTTGGCCCTAGTCCTGATTCTAACTACTCGCTTGTTATTACCTACGGCAGATACCCAGAGTCGTTAGTTGATGCCGATGCCGCAACGCCGGGTTCGTTGACTTGGTTAAGCGAGAACGCTAGCGCAGTACTATTAAATGGGGCGTTAGTAGAGGCAGCTAGATTTATGAAGGCAGAACAGGATATAGTGGCTAACTACCAACAACTGTACGCGTTGTCTCTACAAGTATTCAAACAAGAAAACGATACGCGGGCGTACACTGATGATTACAGAACGAGCGGGCTGGTAGGATAGTATGGCTATAACGCAAACAATGACAACAGCGTGTAAACAGAACCTGTTAAAAGGGGACGTGGATTTTGATTCTGATACGTTCAAGATAGCGTTGTATACAAACGCTGCCGATTTAGATGCGAGTACGGCAGTTTACACTACTGCGGGCGAAGTATCTGGTACAGGGTATGTCGCGGGCGGCAATACACTAAGCGGAGCTGCGGTAGCAACAAGCGGTACAGTTGCATACGTAGATTTTGCAGACAGCGAGTGGACTAGCTCGACTATAACTGCACGAGGAGCATTGATATATAAATCTGGTGGTAGTAACCCGTCTATAGCAGTGCTTGATTTTGGCGGAGATAAATCTTCTAGTAACTCTACATTTAAAATTACGTTCCCCGGGGCGGGGACAAGTGCAATTATTAGGATTGAATAATGGCTATAGACTATACAACTAACTTAGGTTTGGCTAAACCCCAGCAGGGCACCGAAGACGGGGCGTGGGGTACTGTAGTCAACAACCAGATAACGACGTTAATAGAAGAAGCTATAGCGGGGAAGAAGGACGTTAATAGTTGGTCTTCCAACGCGCAAACCATAACCACCACTGATGGAGCGTCGTCCATAGGTAGGGCGGCAATCCTCGTCTTAAAAAATGCTGGGGGGCTAACAGCAGCAGGTACGTTGACCGTCCCTACAGTGTCAAAGATATTTGTTGTGCGCAACGAAACCAGTTACGACGTGACAGTAAAAACAAGTGGTGGGTCGGGTGTGGTTGTACCCACCAACAAGAGCATGATTGTTCTGTGTGATGGCACTAACGTAGTGGAAGCGGCGAACGAAGTTATAGGTAACTTAGCGGTTGGCGGCACGCTTAACGTCACAGGGGCGGCTACATTTTCAGCAGCAGCTACTGTAGGTACCACGTTAGGTGTTACTGGGAACGTGTCAGTAAACACAGACAAACTTGTTGTTACTGCTTCAAACGGCAACACTACTTCCGCAGGTACTATATCAGCAGTTAATCTAACTGGGTCGCTTACAGCAAGTGTCACGGGTGCGAGCGGCGGTGCCATTGATGCTTCTGGTATGACTGCGCTAATCGGTAAACGCATAATCTCGGATAACTCCAGTAACGTTACATTTACGTTACCTGATGCTGGGTCTACAGACGCGCCTGTAGGGTCTACATGGATTATTGTAAACGCCCATGAAAGTGCGGATATAACATTACAAGCTGCGAATAATAACTACATATATTTGGCTACGGGCAGTGTCTACTCGGCAGGGAGTCAAAATGGAACCCGCACCATTACGCAAGGCGGGGTTGCAGAATTGGTTGTAACACATACCGACAAGTACGTCGTGTTTGGTGGGGGTGTTAGTTAGTGTCTTCTGGGGCTATAGCATTAGTCGGAGCGTCTGGTTCAGGAGACATAAACGTATCGCTTATGACGGTAGGTTTTACTGAGTCTAAAGACATTGACCAGTACGGGTTTTCTAGGCAACCGTGGCCGGTATTTTCTGACGAGGGTACGCCCACTATAGGTGATTTGGCTCCAGCAACGGTAGCTGTGGGAGGCGTAAACTATAGCGTATACGCCCTTAACTGGGCCAGTTCTAACGTTTTAAAGTTTGTAGTCTTAGACGATGCTCAATCATTATCAGTATCCTCTGTTACTTCCATAGCTACGAGTCAAGGCACATACACCTTATCTGGCGCTACATTTAGTAGTGTGAACCAAGAAGGCAGTAATTACAGCCAATGGCTTTTAACCACGGAAAATAACTACTTTAATTTTGCAGAAGACACGCAAACAAACGTTACGTTTACGGCGGTGTAGCTATGTACCAGCTTAGAGTAATAGAGCCTACCGCCGTTGACATGAGCATTGTTGATACGCTGTACAATGGTAATAAGAAGGTCATTGACGAAAACTCGAACAACATACCGTTAGGGCGTATAAAAGGTAAGCTATCTAGTGTAGCGCCTAATAAATTAAATATAGAAGTGCTAGATGAATCTGGTGAGGTGGTAGCGTACACAGCAGGGCGTATACGCAAAAACGCTTACCACTGCACGACAATAGTGACTAAAAGCGCCAGAGTGTTTACTATATCAACCCAAGAACCGTGGCACACAATACTAAAAGAGCAAGGGTGTACGCATTTACTCGCGTATGTTGTAGTCGGTACCCCCATGCACGCGCTGATGGTGCAATCTATTGGGCGCACAGA